TTAAAGGGTTCCGTCAAGTTCTGCACGGAGTGACCACACAAAAAAACCTCAGAAGTTTTAACTTTCTGAGGTTTCTTGTGTTAATTGTCAAAAATAAGCTTACAGAGAACCCAGAAGAATACGACGATTGTCAAGCACGGCTACGCCCATCTCCGCATTCCCCCAGTAACTCACTCGTCCGCTTCGGATCAGGCTCTGATCTGGGTAGATCATAACTTCCTGTCGAATTGGCATCACGAATGAATCGCGATTAACCATGTCAAGACCTACAACCAACTCTACGTCTGAGCTAGGGCCAAGAGCACCACCAAGCTGAGATGTGAAGTAAGTCTGGTACTCCTGAGATTCACCCAGTTCGTCCATAGCATGGAGATTAACACCGAAGATCCGGGTGATCATGCCGTCGTCGCTAGACACATAGATTTCTCTACGTGTAACTTCGTCAACAATGTCAACACCCCAGTTTCGAATATCTTCCAGAGCTTCTGGGCTAAGGTAAACATCGGTCAATCGGCCTCTTGTGATAGAGGCAGAATTGCCTCCAGCATTACGTCGCATAATACTCTTCAGGAGAGAAATCAGGCGTTTCGTAAACTGGCCAGCAGCAGCATCAGCATCATAAACCATGATGTTACGGTCAGTACCTGCGGCAAGCAGCGTATGGAAACAGTCATCATTAATCTTCTTAATGAAGCCAGCTTCCAATACCTTCAATGCACGAGCAGCAACGTCCCAACGAGCATCACGAGCATATCGAGCCAAAAAGTCGATAGAGCTAGCAATACCATAGGTAGGAACCTGAACGTAGTCGCCTTCGACTGCTCGTTCTGGAATCCGACCGTGGCCGGGATTGGTATATGCAACGAAGTCAACTTCGTCGCCGGGATTCAACAGATCGAGTGGAAACTCGGCTGTCGTATTGGTATCGAGAATAAGCTTGTCGAAGATCTGAGAGACTACGTCTCCGACCAGAACAGCTTCTCGCAGAGGAGTTTGGAAGGCAAGAGCCATTTGCTCCTGACCTGCCAATGCTGTAGCTGGAGACGTACTACCAGACTGCCGCAGCATTTCGATAAATTCTGGATTTGGTTTAACAAATGACATTAATATTCTCCTTTAGAGATTGATTGAGACTTTAGCGAAACCGTCAGCATCCTTAGAACTAAGGAACTGACCAATCAGTTTACGTCCACCACCGGAAGTAGTTCCGATCAGGCCCGTACCTGCGTAATACGCATCGGCACCACCTACTGGCGTACCTTGAATAGAATCGGTAATTACATATCCCTTACGGAGAATAGTCACTTTACCACCCTTTTGAACTTCGTCTTTGTGCTGATTCAGGTGCTGACGAGTCAAGTCAAGATTGACTACATCATTCAGCAGAATACCCAGAGGATATACACCAGAATCATTAGCTTGCTTTTTACACAGAGCGACTGCACTATCCATAGCTGCTCCAGAGCCAGCAGTATCAACAGATACTACAATCCCGCGAGTAGCCGTTTCATTCATGAAGAAACTGATGTCAGTTTGCAGTTCTTCTCGATCACCTTTAAGTGCCATTTTTAACCCCTTATTTCAAGTTTTTAGTAGTTTCAAGGACGCTGTTTCGCAGCCACTGTGAGGCTACGCTGATCTTGTCGTTAACAGAATCTTCTAAAGCAACAACCGAAGCTTCTACTTCAGTTACAGTTTCAAGAGCTTCAGTTTCTTCGACTTCAACCGGCTCAGCATCCTCTACAGGGGCCGGTTCACGCACAATCAAAGCAACAACCATGTCAAACATCTCATCAGATGCCTCGGCAAACTTAGAAATAAGGTCATTAGCCTTATCTTCAGTAGCTCCAGCACCAATCAAGGCGTTCTTTCGGGCCATAGCTTTCACGTCTGCAACCATCTTCTGAAGTTCCTGACTCAGCGTCAGTTTCTCCTGAGCGACAGCAGCAATCGTGTTTTCTAGCTCGCTAACTTTAGCTTCCAAAGATGTGATGCTAGCTTTATGCAGATCAATCTCAGAGGCTGAAGTAGCAAGGCTCGCTTTCGCGGTAGCTAGTGAGCTTTCCAACTCACTAACAAATGCTGAATTATCTTCAGGCATCATATTCTCCATTGCTAATGTGGTAAAAATAGCCGCAACGGGCTTAAACGGATCAACTTCTTTTGGAAGTATGATGCTGCGTGGGTTAGCTGGTTGATCTACGAGACCTTTACCAGAAAAACATAGGTCTCGTAGTAATCGACCAATTTTATAACCTTGGTAGTCACCAGTCCCACCATAGCATCGAAGATGCTTAGTTAGGAAAGAAGACTCTTCAGTTCTAGCTAATACCTTGGCATCACCATCAGGCGATACTAATGCGTAATCGAAATTTCGAAATACGCACTCCATAGATACAGCTAATTCGCCCGCTTCAATCTGAGAGATGAGTTTATTAACTCTATCCGACTGGTCCGGGTCCGACCAAGTCTTATATATAACGGCGGCAGTAACGAGATCCATCCTATCTGGTAGAGGGAGGTCGTTAAGTATGGAACCGTCTTCCAACATTGCTGCGGAAGAAATCATATGCCCTATAATATCAGTTTCAGAGTGCATATAATTAAACGGTTTATCGATAGGTGTATTGCGTGCCGCCCATAGGTCTGCCACATCAAATACATCATCGTTTTTATTCCACCCCGCCGATACTAGAATGGAATTCAAATAATAAAGATCCGACTGAGTAGGTCTATCACTAACAGTAGCTAATGATATCTGAATTTCTTCCGGAACTTCATCCAGAGATTTATGAACAACAATTGGGCAGAAAATAGCTACGCTAGTATTTTTCAATACATCGCCTAGATTATCTAAAATTTCTGCTTCATATATATTCATTTTCACCTCAATACTAAATACGCAATAAATTATATTTTTCTTTTTTTTCTTAAAACTCTTCACAAATATATGCTAAACAATTAATCTGCCTAAGCTCATCTACCGTAGGTTCTCGCTTATTATCGTCTAAAAAGGAGCGGTAAAAAGGAAGGACATCAATTACTACCTTTTTCTCCATAGCTTCTGCCACAGATGCAGGGTTGATATCGTCAAAAACCTCTAATCCGCATAGAGTTACGAACTTTATTTTTTCTAGTTCTGCCTGCTGTATAGTGTTTAGCTCTCTTAGATTTGCACAGTTATATTGGGCTAACATTACAGGGTTTAAGATAGATGAAATCTTTTTCTGTGCTTCTGTTGCCCATAAAATTGAACTAGCGAAATTTGCCTTACTTTTTGGCAAGACTCTACGTGTCTTTCTGACTGTAGTATCCTTTTTAAGCAATGGCCGTCCATTAGGCTGAACCACCTTTTTTGCTCCGGGAGGTGCTCCAGCACCGGGCACTACAGGAGGTTTGCGGGCTGTGTGGGAGGTCACATCCGAGATATTGAGCGTATCTTTTTGCAAAGCGATCTTGACATAATCAGATTCTATGTTACCATTATGGTAAGGATCTGATTTTGGAGGTATAGACCGTTTGTCACGATCTTTTTCCTCTTTGCGAATTCTAGATTCTTCAATCTCATGGGATTCCCCGAATCTTTCACGGAGCGTTTCAGCGGATATAATGTGTCGGTCAGACAACTGAATCCATAGATTCTTTTCAGCGGCTTCATCGCTAAGAATCATATTGTCGAAACCTAATTCTGCTGGAGAAGGGAAGCCCATAGCATCAGCTACTGCCTCAAACTCATTCTTCCAAAAGCTAATCAGGAGACCTCGCCCATACTCTAGCTTCTCGACCAGAGTCTTTAGGCTCAAGAAATTATTCGTAAATCCCCCATTCCCGCTTGAGGAACCCGTCATGGTCTGCGGAACGCCCAATCCACCATAGACAGCATTTAAAACTGGGCCGTACTTCTCATTGCCTAAGAAGTGATAGATTTGGCTATTAGACTCTTTAAAGTCGAGTTCAGGACCCCATACAAGGTCCATAGTGCCACCACCTACATTGCTCGCCAAAATGTCTCTCAACTTATCTACAGCGGCCCTTGTAGGGGCAATTTTATACTCTAAATTACCTATACGCCATAGGCGTATATTAGATATAGCCCCGTCCAATGCTGACATATCCGCCAGCTTCATCTTCTCCATCATAGTGATATCATCTAAGATGGCATGAATCATAGGATTGGCCCATAGTGCCCAGTCATCCTTCTTGTAATGGGATATGTGTAATCGCTCAGGTTCAAGCGGAATGAATTCGGCACCATCAGT